AAAGTGATGTTTGGGATGACTCCTATAGAAATAGGAAGCGAACTATACGAGTTAAACGCACACTAGAATCATACTAACATGGCCGTAATAGAAGACCTTCAATTAGACCGAAAGAAGATGTCTGAGGATAGATCTACCCTTAGATATCCAGAAGATATGGCAATAGGTTCTGATACTGACTATATCCAGTTTGATTTCTTCGAGTATTCGCCACCCATGCTTACTAAGGGAAGTGGATTGAATAAACAAAGTGTACAAGATTTAACAAATACAGAAGCAAGGCAATTACCTAATAAAGCAATTAATGACCTTAGAGCAGGTGTAGGTTACAATCAATTAAAGACAGAGATTGATGGTGAAGCTAATGAAATTGATGGTAACTTTTCAAGAAGGGCAATACAACACAATCATTCAACAGGTAGAAAACAACAAATACCATCAATTCAACTATACATGCCTCAAGATGTAAGTACTTCATTTGCTGCATCATGGGGTGGTAAAGAATTTGGTAGTGCTGCTGCTGGAATATTGGGTGCTATTGGTGGAAATGTTGAAAATGCAATAATAGAAGGAGTAAAAAGTATACCTGCTGGTATGGTTGGACTTACAAGTGATGTGGTATCAAAAATACTATCAGGAGCTAACCAACAGTTAAGTCAAAACGATGTTCTTGGTGCTACCAGTGCTGTTATTAAAAACCCAATGGTAGAACTGCTATTTGGTGGTCCTAAGACACGTAATATTGGATTTAAGTTTAAGATGAATGCTAGAGATGAGAAAGAAGCAGAGCAAATTCATCAAATATGCCACATATTTAAAATGGAACTATTACCATCATTCGGTAATGCTCAGGGTGATGGAAGGAATGCTAGTGGTAGTAGTAAATTTACCAACTTCATTAAGATACCAGATTTGGTCAGAATGAAATTAATGAATGGTACTAAGTTGCATCCATACCTATCACAATATAAAGGTTTAGCATTAACAAACGTAGATATCAACTACACACCAGATGGTTCTTATTCAACATATATGGGTGGATATCCATCTGCAGTAGAACTATCAATTCAAATGGTAGAAACAAAGATCGTATACAAAGAAGATCTACAACAAGACAGAAACTGGAGTTACTAATGTATTTCTCAATATTACCAAATCTAAAATACGACAAGAAGCAACAGAGCTTTCCTTTTTCTAGTTCTGACTATATCTTAGTAAAGAACTTCTTTAGAAGATTTCAAGTAAATCCTGATATATTTGATTATTCTGTTTTCTACAATAAAATGGTTGTAGAGAACAATCATAGAATAGAGCAAGTTGCTGATGAAGTATATGGTAGCACTGGTCTAGATTGGGTTGTTGCAATAACAAATGATATTATCAATATAAATCAAGATTGGCCAGTTTCTGACTATTCATTGCAAAAATGGGTTGAAAGTCAATATAGCGATCCATACTCAACTATCCGATATTATGAAATTAAAGAAGATGTAAAAAATAGCAATGGAACGGTATTTTTGAAAAAAGGGCAAAAAGTCGATAAAACCTTCTATGACGGTAATTTCAAGTATAACAACGAAGACGTAAATAACTCAGTTTCAACAATTACTGGAAATTCCATAAGTCAAGGTATTTCAATATTTGACGATGAGACTAGAAAGAACGATGCAAAGCGAGAGATCTATATTATCAAAAGTCAATTTATTAAACCATTAATAGCGGACCTAAAAAAACAGAGCACCTATAATAAGTGCTCTGCGTTTGTTTCCAAGAAAGTCAAAGAAACTTTAGTTTAGATCGACTTTTTTAGTCAATTTTAGTCGGGAAATTTTTTCCCAGATTACCATAATCAAAAAGTCATTTTTCACACCTTAGAATTGCTTCGGATGAGTTACAACGTCACCGTGTATCTCACCGATATCATCTATGTGTGCATGATCTATGTCCACATGCAGACCCTTTTCATAGAAGTCTGCGATTCTTTCCAATGCATTTGCAATGCGTACTAGTTCGTCACTCATTTAGTCTTCGTTTGCTAAAGCAGCGAAGTAACTCAATGCATCATCATCATCGGCCACTGGCGATGGTTCACTCTTAGTATTAAACTTAGGAGCAGATGATACTGCTGCGACTTTTTCAACTGGAACAGGAACTTCTGCTTCCTCTCTGTAAACAGGAGCAGCAGGAGCACTATTCAAAACTAGATTTAGTCTTGCTTGTAACTCTTCGTATGTTTTGAACTGGTCTGGTGTTGTGAAAGCTCTGAGACTGTGTTCCTTTTTATAAATGGCTTCCAATTCAGAGTCATCTGAACTAAGAGCACTAGGACTATCAAACTCACTACTATCATAATTCCAGAATCCAGCAACTGTCTTGATCTTTAACTTAAAGTTTGCACCTTCCCAAAGATCAAAGACATCAACTGGTGTCTCATCTTGGAACTCAGGTTGCATTGCTGCTAGGATCTTATCAAAGATCTTCTTACCATACCTATAAAGGAATACTTTACCTTCATTGTTGGGATCGTTTGTATCTTTAACAACATAGATGTTGCTGTAATAAGATAGTCTACGTTTTTGCTTACGTGCTAACTCTTTACCTTCTTCAGTACCAGCATTCCAATGCTGTCTGTTTACTTCACCAACTGGATCCTTTTGATTGAGGGTTGTTAGTGAGTTTTCAATGTACCATCCACCTGGACCTTGGAAAGCATGTGAATATAACTTTGCCCAAGGAAGACTAGGTGTATCACCTTCGATATCTTGCTCTGGTGGTGGAAGGAATCTAATAACTGCGTATCCACTACCTGATGAATCTAATCCTGGTTTCCATAACCGTTCATCAGCATTACTATTACTACTTGTCTTCTCTATCTCTTTCTGTAAGAACTCAAAATTAGCTTGACTCTTTCTTTTTAACTCTGCAAATGACATATGATTGTTTTAGATTTAATTGGATTGTGTTTTGGTGGGAGGTTGGATTTCTGTATTACCAACAAAGAACGGGCATTACTACAGTAGTAAATTTTACGTCCTTGCTTGAGACCCGACTGGTAAGTCGATTCTTCCTTGGGGGAAGCAGCACCACCTGTGTCTCATCACCTTAACCAGCTATATGCCAGAAAGTTTATTCAGTCACTCCCTTATCGAGTTCGTCAACCCGATATACTATTTATAGCACGGATTGAGGGGGTTTGTCAAGCTTCTTTCTGTGTTTCTTTCAACATAAATGCTACCTTTCTCTTTAGTTCATCGAACATAGTTTTAATATCTGTACTAGGATCAGCACCCATCATTACAATACCTTGTTTCATGTTCTCAAGAACTGTCTTTGCTTCTGGGTCATCACTCAATTGCATACGTGCATACATAATCTCTTGCTTCTCGATCATAAGTTGCAATGCTTCTAGGTACTCAAGTTTCTTCTCGTTATCAAGGAGAGGAAAACTCATAGCATACTTGAAGCATATCTGTTGAAGTTCCATCATCTCTTGGATGTCACCTCTAACTAATTCGGATCTAAAAAATTCGGAAGTCATACTAACATTAACTTTGCTCTAGATGTACGTTTAATAAAGTTTAGTTCTTGTGCATCATACTTAAGTTTTTCTTTAAGTGGTTTAGAAATTAGTTTAGGAACTGTTTCCAATTCAATTTCATTCTCATCACAGTAGTGTATTATAGCGTCAATATAATTCATATCATTATTATTTAAAACTATTCTCTCCACTTCCTGCGAGAATTTCGCAGTTGTCATAAATTTATCCTCTAATAGTTTACTTTTTTCCATGTTTGTTTTGGTATTCGTCTATGTACTTAAAAAGTGATGCAAGATATTCCTTCTTAAGAGGACGAATAACTACTTGTGTCTCACCATCTTCACAGGAGACAATAGTAACTAGTTGCTTGACCCTTAACTTATATCTTTCCAGAAGCATACATGCATACGCAGTTTCCTGAACGAAGTAATCATAAAGATATGCTTCCTTCTTCTCCTTAGCAGAAGTTTTAAAATCTATAATGGATAACAATCCATTGTAATCTGCTATGCAATCAACTCTACCTGCCAGTTCCAAATGGTCTGAATATAAAGCTGCTTCTTGTAGTAATATATTATTTATATTGTCTAAACAGTCCTTAGAATGCTTAAACATCAGTACAGGAAGGGGGTGTTCCTTGTACTTCTTTAAGTCTAACTCATTATTAATATAATCTTCAACAATAGAATGAAAGTGAGTACCACGTGTAGTAGACCTCCTTGTTATATTGTTTGCCTTCTCCTCTCCAACATACTTTCTCCACTTAGCAATTGCTTTAGCTTTCTTAGCGTTGTTGGATATGACTGTAGTTACTGACGGATACTTCTTACCTTCAGGTGTGAAGTAGACTCGCTTACCATCAACCATCTCAGCAGTCATCTCGATGGGAGTTATATCATTACGATGAGTGAACACTATGTTTGTCCTGCATTAATTTTACTGATAAGGTAAGACTTAACAAGACCTGACCTAATGATGTCCTCGACACCAAACTCAACGGAAGAAAACTCATCCATTGCCTCAAGGATACGTTGGAAATCTAAGATACCAGTCTTCTCATTAGTTCTAACTAGGTCAGTCTGAAAGACATCACCAGCAAATATAATCCTTGAGTCTTGTCCTACTCTTGTTATTATACTATCTAACTCATGAAAATTCAAGTTCTGTGACTCATCAACCAATACAATAGCATTGTCTAGTGTAGTACCACGTATGAATGAGGTAGACCAGAAAGATATAGTCTCCTGTGCCTTGAGGTTTTCATACAGCATATCAAACGCTGCATCATCAGGCATCTTAAACATATGTCTTACCATGTTCTTGTATGGTATCTGATATAGTAATGCCTTATCATCGTGGTCACCAGGTAGGAAACCAATCTCTCTTGTGGATACTAGAGACCTAACAATATATAATTTCTGAAATGGATTGCTATCTGATAGTATGTCTCGAAGTGCAAGATACAATGCAATGAATGTCTTACCTGTACCAGCACACCCATAGGTGAATAGGTTCTGACCTTTCCCCCACTCATCAAACATTGATACCTGATTTTCAGTCAGTGGTGTGATATCAAGGAGAAAGTTTTGATTAATAGGTTTCTTTTTCTTCGCTGTCCTCCTTGTGGGAGCACCATTCTTCTTTGTAGTAGACATTACCAACCCCTCACTCGTGAACCTGGTTGTTTTTGCACCTTATTCTTCATAATATCTGCCCATCCTGGATGTGTTTTACTCATTTTATTTCGCCAATCACCCACCTCACCGACACCAGCACAACCTTGAGACCAGTCCTTATCCCAGTCGGGATTGTCCTTTCTCCATTGTTCGTACTCGTTCATAGACATGATGAGTTCTTTAGTCTCTCCTGTCTCTTTATGTTTTAGTGGATATGTTGGCATGTTTAAAAGTAATTGTGGTCGGTGGTGTCTAGTCCTGTTAAAGCTTTGTCCTTAAAGACAATATTAAAACTCAGACTTATTCGTTCATGATCTGTTTGATTAGCTTCAGTAGAATGATCTAAGATAGCTGGCCATAAACCAAGGATACCATTCTTAAGAGGGATAGAGCAATCAGAAGCAGTCATTATTGAATAAACGTAGTTTCCTACGAAATATCTGTTGGGACTTTTGATTTTAATCACTCCATCTTTACCATTAGTATCCAGATAATATACTCCAGAGACATCACTATCACCATGATTGTGGTGAGGTGCATATCTCAGGTGGGTGGTCTTAGTAAACCAAGACTCACTTATATAATATTTACTAGTCCTATGAAATTCAACTTGTAGCGGTTTACCGTCCTTAACTCCAGACTGAGCGTTCTCGACAGATTTTATATACTGTCTAACAGCATGGTCTAAGTAACTAAGAAAATACTTACAGTTATATGCTTTAAGCAGATCACCTCTAAAAAATTTATCATCTTTATCAGTGCTCACATCATGTGCATCAGGACAAAATGGTAGGTGCTTCATATTTATTTTATTGTAAACACCCCACAATTCATCTTGTATCTGATTAAACTTCTCACCTTCAGCTATCATACTGAAGACGGGTGTCCCAAAATGATGCGACAATCCCATTACCTAAACCTCTTAGAGATAATAAGTTCACCTAATATAGTGAGAAGACCTTGCTTTGCTAGTTGCCACATTGACTTACCAGCATCACCATCTATCTCATCAAACATATACATGTTCAACCTGAA